TGTCAGTCTTGTCGTGGTCACCATCGTTGTCGATGTCCTTATCTTCCTGACCCACTGGATCATGATCTGGTGCAGCCAGTTTCTTCTCATAGATGGAAGCGTAAGCTGAAGCCCATTCCTCCCTCATACCTACATTGATTGACTTACCAAACTTCTTTTTGAGTTTTGCTCTTCTCTTCTCAGCATCTGTCTTTGCTTTATCTGCATCAACTTCTTTTTTGTCTTGTACAGACTTAATAGCAGTACCAATCCTATCGAGTCCTGATCTTCCCGATCGATTCATTTCCTGCTGTTTCTTCAGAGGATCTTTAGCTTCTTTCATCGAACCACGAGTTCTTTCGGCCTTATCGTGATCGAAGTTTGGATCCTTCATTGGATCATAAGTCTTTCCCAAACCCCTGCCGCCGGTATACTTTTTAACCAGTCTATCGGCGTATTCTTTTTTAGACTCACCGGGTCTTCTAGCTTCAAACATTTTCAGAAGACCCTCAATCGCATCAGATCTGTCTTGTGCAATCACAGAGGCGTGAATCTTAGCATTACCATGTTCATGAGTCACACGACCTTCCCATTTCTCAATGAGAGGCTTACTCTCACGATAATTGAGGAATGATTCGATGGCGATGTTAGGTGCTTTCTCTTCCACCTTTTCATAAACTCTGTCGAATGCTTCTGCGAGTCGAGTAATCTTATTCAAACGAACTTCAGTCTTTTCCTTATCAACTGCATCTTCCAAAGAAGAAGCAATCAACTCATAAGACTCATTGATGCTCAGTTCCGAAAGGAACAAAAACTCAACAACCTCTTCGGCAAGATCAGTGAGGTCAGCGTCTGTCATCTTCGACAGTTTCATTGAGCTGATCTCATCTCTGGATTCGGAAAGTTCTCCTCTGATCCCGTCATCATGCACTGCAGAATATGCACGATACAGGTTATTCATATCCGACATGACTCTAAGCAATAACTTATTCAGTGTTATTTATGGAATCCAAGATCTCTCGTTCTTCTTGATAAGGTTTTTCGTTCCTTTGATACAAATCCCAGGCACGTTGAATCTCTGGATACAACCAAACATCCCAATCATTAAAACAGTATTTCCAATTAACTGGATTAGTGACACAGGGAACAATCAGTGTTGTCCAGAGAGCAACAAAATATGCCCAGAAGTAATACATTAGAACAAATGTGGATTATTTTCTCCGTCCCTACCAAGGTTCTCCAACGAATCCATAAGTTTATCCGCGGACTGGAGAATATCAATCCTGTGTAGGATATCAGCGATCGACTGACACACCATTGTTCTTTCATTTCTTGCAGCAAAGGCAAGAGCATTTCTAAGAGCCCCCTCTGCTTCTTTTAATGAATCACTAACACTATCAGACAGCGCCATCTTCATCCTCCTTCTTATTGAATCCTAAAGTTGTTTTATTGTCTGATCTGTTCCTCATCGCAACACCAGCAAGACTCTCCATAATTGCAAGAATGTCTTCTGTTTTTGCTCCTTCGCCAAGTTGTTCAGCAACAAAGAAATACTTAGGCATAAACTCATCAGCTGCTTCTTTATACTCATCAAGAGTGATTGGTTTCAAAATTAATTCTCCTTATCAATAAATTCTCTTACTACACAAATGAGCACTCCAATTACAAATCCAAGAATGGCGAACTCCAATGTCGTCAAAGATCCCCCTCCTTACGGTTTTCAGAATAGTGAACATCAAACTGTCCCCCTGGATAACGTGCCTTCAGTTTGTCCACGTTCATTTCAATGATCTCATCAATAGTAGTATTAAGACCCATACATGCTTGAGCAACATACCACATAATATCACCTAACTCTCTCTTCAGGTGGAACAAGTTCTCCTCATTGACAGGTTTACCTTGAAAGACAATCTTCTTGACTACTTCGGTGAATTCACCTGCTTCTGCACACATACCTACAGATGCAGTAAGCAGTCGCTCGGCAGGAAACTCTTCACCTTCAAGTTCTTGGATACGATATACAAAAGCTTCGTGATCTTTACTTGGTTCTGAAGTAACGGCATCAACAAACTCCAAGTATTTTTTAGTGTTTACAGTCATCAAATTTCAATAGGTTGTAGTTCGGATTCTGGAAGAATTTTTTGTTCTGGAAGTTCTGGGTCAGGTGCAACTGAAGTATGAAATATATCTACAGTCTTTGGTGGGTTGGGAAGATAAATCTTTTCATAGGTAAATTCAGGATGAAGAGATAACATTTTTTCTACATCTCTCATAGTACCACAATGACAGTATCGATTACCATCATTATTTCTTATTTCAAAATAATGAGGTTGTTCTTTAGTAACCAATTCAGACGGCATCAACAAACTCCAAGTATTTTTTAGTGTCAACGTTCATAATCCTTTCCCCAATTTCCAGTTTCCTTCAGATAATCAACAAACTGCTGTTCATAAAAATCCAATTCTTGTTCATTTTTAATTTTCATCTTCAGTTCGTGAACTGAAAACTCTGTATTAAATCCTGGCAATCTTGTCTTAAATGGTTCTAGATAATAATGTTTCAAAACTTAAATCCCTCAAATGATTTCTTTGGCTTCTCCCCTTGGGGATTATAATCCGGTTCATTTCCTCCGTCAAGAAGTTCATCCTGAGCCGACTGCTCACAATCATAAAGTCTCATCTTGGCTCTGTCGATTCCAATCACAAACCTCTTGTAAATTGTTGGATCATTATAACGATTCTTCAATTGCTTTACAAGTATCTGTCCCAGTGACTCAAGCTCGTCAGTTGAAATAAGGGCAAACATAAGATCAGCAGTAGCAGGCAAACCAAAGGATTCAGAAGTATCAGTGAGTTCAACGTCACTGCTGCCAAAACCAGAGCGAGTGGTCTGCGTGGCAGAAACGATAGGGACGTTTGCCTCGACAGCCAACCCTCGAAGCTCCTCAGCAATCGCTTTGATATAGCTATATGAATTGACAGAACCCATTTTGCTATACCTGCTGGAAGCACATATATTAAGGTAATCAATGAAAATAATGTCAGGTCTAAATGACTTCTTAAGAGAAAGTTCGTTAAGGAGTCCACGGAAGTGGCCACAATGTGCAGAGGCGGTTGGATATTCTTTGATGATTAATGTTCCCTGTGTCTTCTTAGCAAGATTATTTACCTTAGTCTCAAACATTGTCTTAGGAAGATCAGCAATGTCCTGAATGTTGAGGTTTAAGAGATTGGCATCAATCCTCTCGGCAATCTTCTCTTCAGCCATCTCCATTGTAACGTAAAGAACGTTCTTACCAGAAAGAAGAACAGAAGAAGCCATATGACACATAAAGAGAGACTTACCGACACCAGTCCCAGCAAGAGCAATATTGAGTGTCTTATTAGGCAATCCACCCTTTGTAATCCTGTTAAAGTATTCCAAGTCGAAAGGAATCCTGGATTCTTTCTTATTGTAGAGTTCATATCTTAACTCGTAGTCCAGAAGATAATCATGCCCCACATGGCTGTCAAAACTTACGGCAAGGGCATTAGAAAGAATGGACGGAATGGCATCGGGTGTCTTCTTATCGTCATTCCCATCAGCGATAGAAATCGACTCCAGAAGTGCCAAGTAAATGGCACGGTCACGACACCACTTCTCCGTAGTGTCTAACAGCCAGTTATACTCAACCGGCTCTTCATCTAAGTAAGAAATAATCTTAGAGATTTCCCTGAAGATTGTTTCATTGATATCTGTTCTCTTCTCAATCTCAATGGAGAGGATTTCCTTAGTTGGCACCTCATTATATTGAGTGACAAAATTGAAGATCTCTTGGAAGATAACTTGTTGATTGTTTTCTTGAAAGAACTCTTTCTTAATGAAGGGAATTGCCTTTCTAAGAAACTCCTCATTGTGAATTAAGTTTTTAAGAATGAGAATCTCAATCTTATCCATAATGAATGTATGTGCTCAAGATGTACTTTGTATTATCAGTGGGAGGGAGTCCAGCATGTGGATATTCCCAGGTGGGAGGAAACACAGTGACCCTTCCACATTCGGGTTTCACTCGTTCTCCAGACATTGTGAATTGTGTCTCTCCGTCGTTATCGTTTAGATAGAAAATAAAAGCAACTGCTCTCTTTGCTGTGTTGTAGTTATCCACATCAACATGTTCATCAAACCTTTCTTCCCCTGAGGTATTATAACGCTTCAATCGAAATTCCTCAAGAAACTTCCACTTTGGCATGAAAGGATTCTTGAGGTCTTTCTTATACTTGTCGTATGCAACCTTTGTGAGGTTCACCAAACTTGCAACAAGATGTGGATGATGAATGTTCAAATTCAATTGATGAAAACAGGGTTTGTGATCATGATTCACAAATTCATGGTGATGAGAATCAGACTCAAAAATCTTAATCAAATTCTCACATGTTCCAGATGGAATCACATCATCATACACTTTCACCATAAGAAAACTCCTGCTTTGCAATTGTGTCTAATTTTTCAAGAACCTCTTGGGTAAAGTAACTCTCAGGTTCTTTCATGATCTGTTTGGCATAAACCTTTTTGCCATCCATTTCATAACGACCGGCGGTATTCTTCCAGAGACCTCCCAGTTCACCCAGTTCCAACAAACCATAATATCGGTCTAAACCTCTTTCGTCATAATAAAGACGAACTGTGACATCCTTATTCTCTTTACTCAGACGCGACTTAGCAGTCTTTGCCTTGATAAGATTTCCAATGACATCTTTTCCATCTTTCTCCTTCTTCTTAGTGAGGTAAATGATAGTCGATGAAGCATATTTGAGTCCGCTTCCTCCACCCATTTCTTTAGTTGGGACATAAGCTCCGATGACATCATAGGTATGATTAGTTACTATCATTGGTATTTTAGCTTGGCCGAGCTTTAGGGTGAGCATTCTAAATGCCCCCTTCACAAGCTGCGACTTGGTCATGTCTCGAACATTCTTCTCATCCAAAGCATCCTGAATCTCTTTCTCTGTGGATAACATTCCCAGAGAATCTAGAACAAACATGCAAGGTTTTCTCTCTTCTTCTGGTGTTTTCTGGTAAAGGTCCACAGCCTGAAGAGCTTTCTGTCTGAACTGTTCGATAGTGACAACGTTAACAACTACAACTCGTTTAAGGTCTATTCCACGACTTGTAAGAAGAGACTTATTAACTGCTGCTTCAGTGTCAAAGTACAGACAGTAACCATCAGGATTAGAATCCAGAAAGTTTTTAACAACAGCGAGAGAGAAGAAAGTCTTTCCAGTAGAAGACTCCCCAGCAATGGCAGTAATCTTATTCCCAGATACACCGCCAAATATACTACCTGAAACCAGTGCGTTAAAAATGTACGAACCTGTGTCCACATAAGTCTCTGAGTCATCAATGTCAGAAGCAAGTTGTGTGTACTCGTCCCCAATCTCCTTTACAATGTCACGTAAGAAATCCATATCTTCTATCCGAAAAATAACTCCAAGTTTGTTGTTTTCTCTACGTTCCAACCAATGGAATCAAGAATTGTCTTGACAGGTTCGAGAAATGCTTTTTCAAATTGTAAGTCATAATCAATGTATTTGTCAAGTCCAAGTTCATGAGGAAACTCAGAAATAAAAGAGATAACATTTTCTCTAATAGGGTTTGCCTTCTTCAGATGAATAAACTTTATCTTCTCACCATTATCAATCATTGAATACTTATTTCCCAATCCTTTCTCTTTAATGTAATGGTTGTAAAGAAGGCAACCCCTAACATGCATTGGGCACCCCTTTCCATAGATGTGTGTGGATGATTTATGCTTCTTCAAATCAGAAACTTTACGAGGAAAGGCAATCTCCTCGATGGCCATCTTTTTGAAATCAGATCGGCAATTATCAATGAACTTGATCACATCATCTTCTGTTCCTTCCATCATCAACTTCAGGGCATCCTTGATCATCTTTCGACAGGGAGCAGGCGTGGAGGACTTCACTGCCTCAATGCCCATAATCTTCAGTTTTGGTTCCTCATAACGAACACCCTCACTGTCCCAAACATTTAGAATGTAACGCTTCTTCGCTGTCCAAATTCCACGATCGGCGATGTTCTCTCGCTTCATCTGCATCTTCTGGTCATAAGCATTCACATAATCAGCAAGTTGGGTGTAACACTTATCAATGAATGGTTCTAGTTGATCTTTACAGATCTTGTCGATCATGCTGACTGTTTTCTCTTTATCGCCCTTAAACTTTGTCAGAAACTTATTCACAACACCTTGGAAGTTGATGTAAATGGAATCAGTGTCAGAAGCAATCACATAATCAACACCCTCCGTCTCCAGAATCTTATTGATGAATCCATTCATCTTATTTTCAATCCATCGGATGCTGACCTGTCCAGAGAGTGTCACTGCTTCAGCATTGGCAAGTTTATAGTAACGAAACCATTCATTACCCAGAGCACCATAAGCGGAGTTTAGAGTCACCTTTCTTACAAGTTGAAAGTTACTAAACTTAGAAATGTCTTTTATGGTTTCATCTCTCAACTTCCTCAACTCATTATCAGAAAGATGAGAGTAATCGCTCTCAGATGCTGTAATTCTTTGTGGTTGCTTACCTGCTTCGTCATCCCCACCAATCAGAAATCCGATGACAACACCTCCTTTATTACGAGTGGATTA